CCAATTAGTCCAATAATTGTTCCAATATAAAATACGTCCATTGTTATACCATTACCAATATTTTTATCACTTTGTGGCGGCAAAAATGAGTTTACTAATATAGTGGGTGAACTAACATTCATAATAGCTTATGCTTTCTTTAAAGTTTAAACAAGGCAATTCAATTTTTATTTATGCAATTTTATTTAACAAAAAAAAACAGGCAATACAAACACTATCCAATTATTTAGCATATATGGAAAATCGCATATTGGCATGCTTTGACTTGGTTTTTCCAATGAACTTCAATTGCTTGTTCCGTTGCCCAATCCAGAAGGCTCAAATCATAATGTGGTGTTTTTTTCAACCACTTTTCTTGAGGCATCGGTAACTCACTTGGATCAGGTGAAGCACGCATAATGTCACAATTAGCCTCTTCACACATTCGCCGCGCCAAAAACCGACACTTGCATCTACAGACCCCGAACCTATGATTCTCTGAATCCAATACATCAATAGCATCAAACTCATAAACACTAGGCAACATATAACGCGGTCTTAGCCACTGGTGACTCTTGCAACAGTTGCACTCATTACAATTATTCATCTTCTCTTGCCACGACTTTCCCTCGAAAACAGTGTAATCAATAGAACGATTGAGGCAAATGCTAGACATTGTTTTTGTAATATATTAAAGTAATAATATATTAAACTAACTCAATTTTATTTAAGACTAACAACTTTAAATAAAATAACTAATTTTTGTATCTTCTAGATTTTTTATGCTTTTTTGTTCTTTTATGCTTCTTTGTTCTTTTATGCTTTTTTGTTCTTTTATGCTTTCTTGATTTTTTTCTTTTACCTCCTGCTATTTCCTTATCTGTCCCCACCACCGCTCTTGCCTCCTCCACCGCCTTCGCCTTAGCCGCCGCCGCCGCCGCTCTTGCCTTTTCTGCGACCTGTTCTACTCCAACATTTAACTCTGTAATTCTTGGTTCTAACCGTTTTGTTGCATCAATAAAGCTAGTTATAAATTCTTCAAAATTTAATGGTTCATAAGTTGTAGGTGTAACTGCAATTTCCATATGTGGAGATTGTTCTGGGTTAGGGTTAGATTCAATATTTACAGATTTTGTTTCTTTATATTGCAAAAAATGTCCATTTCCATTACCCTGTTGTTCCTTACCCTCAATATTCTTAGCAAATACTACAGTTGGATTAGGACCATCATATGATACTTTATGTAGTTCAATAGCATAATACATTGAACCCCAAGTAATATACATATTAGCTAACCATGATGTTATTATGACTTTAGATATGGGAATCTTAAATTTATAAAATTGTACAACATAGTTGCCGTCGAGTTTCCAAGAGTTAACATCGGTCAATCTCCAACCATCAGATGAGTCTCTAAAAGCAGCAAATGTATAATCATTTTTTTTTTCGTTAAATAACTCTTTAATTATTACTGTAAAAGGACTAGGCTGTATGTGTTCAAAAGATTGATAATTATCACCATCCCATAAAATTAATACAGGTTTGGACAAAGTATTCTTTAAGTTAATTTGGTCACTAATAACTTTAACAACACCATCAATAGTATTTGACGTTCCAAGTCCATGCGCATTTTCTATTATATTACCTTTGCCTCCTATTTTAACAATAAAATATTTCTCTCTTAAGCTTTCTAATTGTTCTTGTACGACCGCGTATGTAGCTATAGCAAATTGTTCATCATAAATACATGACTTAAGAAATGTATTGACATCTGGAATCGTAGTAGTAGGAATAGCGGGATTTTTATTGGCCACAGACGTCATATTATATTATATATATAATATAATATAGTATAATGCTAAATAAATAATTAAAATTGAATTGATTTAAAACAATAAAACTAATATTTATTATAATTATGTCAGCTTTAAATAGCACACTATACAATATTTGTAAAAAATATTGTACTCTTGATTCTACTATTATTGAAGAACGTAACGCGATTACAAATAATAAAGAGCTTGTCAATCATATTTGTAATATGATTACTTCTAGATGTGCGGATGATGACTTAACGCGGCAAATTATGTGTTCATCACTTGGTGGTGGTAAGAAAATGCTAACTGAAATTATTGAAACAAATGAAGAATTGGGAACAAGCAATTTTAATAATGTTATTTCTTGGAAATGGGCCAAAGCACAATTAAAAGTTAATGAACAACGAGATAAGATTGACTCGTTAATTTGTGAGGTAGTGAAGGCAATTGTAAGTGAAACGAGTGTAAGTGAAACTAATCTAAGTGAAACTAATCTAAGTGAAACGACATTAAGTGAAACTAATGTATTAGAAACAGCACCTTTAGACAAAACTGAACTTGTGAAAAGCCAACTTGAATGTGAAGCTGATTATTTAGACGCAGTCGAAGAAAAAGCACAAGATGCATATGAGAAGTATTTAGCAGCTGTATCATTTATATATGGGGTTGTTGGTGCTCTTATAGTTAATGTTTTTGTTGCGTATTTATATAGTAAATAGTAAACATTATAGCTTAACATCTGTTTCAATATAAAAAAATTGAATTCTTTTTTTTATATTTAAAACATTTATTAACACATTAATAATATGTCTAATACTGACTTTACTAATGATAATAATACGTCATTTGCTGTTATTCCACAATATACATTAATGTATGATGTTAAAACAGACGGTCTACGAGATAAAACATATTACGAATTGAAGAACGAATTTAATGAAAAATTAATTAGATGTCCGTGTTGCAATAAAAATAAAGTGTTTAATATTACATCAAATATTACTAATCATTTTAAAAGTCAAAAACATATTTTATGGAAAACACAAGTTCAAAATGAACTTATTCGACTTTTTGGACATTGTAGTTCGCCGGAACACATTATTAATGTATTAATTAAAGAAAATCGTTATTTAAAACGGTATGTATCAGAATTGACAGACGAGACGGCTAATTTAGCGGACGTTAGAGATAAGTTGTCAAATGAAAACGACAAATTAAAGCAAGATGCGCTTAAAACAACCAATGAAGTGATTGACTTAAAATGGGAAATAAAAAAGGCAGGTATAAAGAATAGCAAACTTATTGAAGAAAACACTAAACTTATTGAGGAAAATGCTAAGCAACTATACTTTAACACCAAATTAATTGCTATTAATAACAAGTTAATTGCTGAAAATGCCGAATTAAAATGTGAAGAAATTGATAATGAAACATTTGTCGATTGTGATTAATTTATAACTTATAACTTATACATAAAAAGCAATTTCATTATAGTCATGAATGTATGAATAATTTTTTTCATAGTTCATGTTCAAATTCAAAGTTTTAGTAGAAATATAATATGATTTAAATAAACATAATAATTGTATACATATGACTTCAATAAGCGCAATTATACTTTTTAGAATAAGAAGTCCTAACATTGCCAACTGAACTTCTAACATTATGAATTAATAGTATTTAAAGAAAAAAACAGTTCAATTTTTTGTTTTATAAGTAAAATAAACTTACATGCACCCAAAACAAATAGCTGGTTCTTGTAATCCAATAACCCTAATTACTAGTTCAATAACTAATACAATATACAATAATAGCACACATAGAAAAGCAGAAGGAAATAATGAAGGTGGCAACACAAACACGAGAAGAATAAAAAGACCAAATATTAAGCATTCAAGTTCTAACATAACTAATATAAAATATATTAAAAATGACTTAAAGAAAAAAAAGATTCAATTTTTTTGTGCGGTTTTCCCTATAATCTTATACTATGTTTACTATGCAAAGTAAAGATACAGGCAACCAAAACAAATGGCAGTTCCAGCTAACCCAACAACATCTGCAAATAGTTCAAGAGCAATCAAGATGATAGGACAAGAGAACAACAATAGCGCACATAGAAAAGCAGAAGGAAACATTGAAGATGACAAGAGCAACAAGAGAAGAATAAAAACCCAAATCGGCACAAACGCTCCATTAAAGCTCATTTTTGTATAGCACACAAATAGTGAAATACTTTAACCTGTAAAGAAAATTCAAACAGTCAATTTTTTATAACTATACAAAAAATTGAATTAAAGATTTAAAGCTTTAAAGTTAAAGTATATACACTAATTCAAGCCTTATGGAACAACCAAAAACATTTATATTGGTTGATACAAGTTATTGGATATTTTACAGATATTATGCTATTTTACAATGGTGGACTCATGCAAAAACAGAACAACCATTACCAGAAAATCATATTGAAAATGAAGAGTTTTTGGAAAAATTCACAAAAACCTTTTTAGAGTCATTGACTTTATTTAAAAAAAAACTAAAGCTACATAAAGAAAGAATTAAGGGACAAAGTAAGACTATTCCATGTCCTACTATTATAGCTGTGCGTGATTGTCCTAGAAAAGACATTTGGAGAAATAAACTTTATCAAGACTATAAAGGAACACGCGCACAAGACAATGGCTTTAGTGGTGCCCCGTTTTTCAAATATATTTATCAAAATAATAACCAAAGATTATTTGAAGCTGGTGTAAATCATATTTTCCAGTTTCCTAATTTGGAAGCGGATGACATTATTGCGATTGTTAAGCAAGAATTACGCGCAAAATATCCCGATTCTAAAATCTATATTATAGCAAACGATCATGATTATTTACAGCTCCTTGATGAGCAAACTGAAATTATTAATTTTCAGTATAAATTTTTGAAAGAAGCAAAAAAGGTGTTTCCTGAGCCTGAGAAAAACTTATTTTATAAAATTGTGCTAGGTGATAAGTCGGATAACATTAATCCTGTTTTCAAAAAATGCGGACCAAAAACTTGCGAAAAGTATTATACCAACAAGGAAGCATTTAATGAGGCACTTTTAAAAGAAGCTGGTGCGCGTGAAAAATATGAGCTAAACAGAAAATTGGTTTCATTTACAGAAATCCCACATGACTTAATTACAAACTTTAAAACAGAAAATAATGAAGTGTTACAAAGTTTATGAGTGTTACAAAGTTTATAATTTTTGTAAACATCTTATTTCTGCTATTTATATTTTTTTAATTTTAATCTTAATGTTAATTTTAATGTATACTATTTATAAATAATAATGAACTACGAGTTTATTGTAAAAGACAGTTTACACTTATCTTTTTTCATTCAAATAATAACTCTAATTTTTGGATTACTTATTGTTTTTTTTACTACTGTTTCATCGTCCAACAGATTAATAAGAGAGGCACTAATTTTAGAAAATGCCGTCCAAATTATAGAAGGGTCATTTTATGTATGGTTTATTTATTTTTATACCAAAAATGTGGATAAAGAAGATATAGCAAAGTATAGATATTATGATTGGTTTTTCTCAACACCATTAATGATTATATCAACAGTCGCATATTTTCATTATAATAATATTAAATTGTATGGACCAAGTTCAAATTCAAGTTTATATAATTTTATAAAAACAGATATACAAAAAATTAGCGAATTGTTGTTTTATAATTTTAATATGTTGTTTTTAGGCTATTTACAAGAGTTAAAGCTTGTATCATTAACAATTTCAACCATTTTTGGATTCTTATTTTTAGGATTACTCTTTTTAAAAATGTTTGTTTATTATGTTAAGTATAATAGCGCTAATTATTTAATCTTTTATTTAATGTTATTTATTTGGTCTCTTTACGGTGTTGCCGCATTATATAAGAATAAGATTAAAAACGCTTCTTATAATATTTTAGATGTGTTTTCTAAAAACTTTTTTGGACTGTTTTTAGCGTATTTAGTATATAATGCTTAAATGCTATAGTTTTGAGTGTGTGTCTTTATATGCTTTTAATATTTTTTATACCTTGTTGAACTATGAAACCCACAATAATTGCCAAGGCAAGACTTTCACTATAAATTCCTAAACTTGCCGTTAAAAGAATAATTAACCATTCGCTTTTGAAATTCTTTATTAAATAGTCATACTTGGCTGTACCAGTTTTAAACGCAATCATAATCATAATACCAATAATTGCGGGCATTGGTATTTTGTTAATAGTACTTGAAAACATTAATGTTAGTGCTATAAAAAACAAACTGGTTGCTCGTGAAGATACTCGTGTTTTAGAGCCATTTTCCACATTATATTTACTTAGCCCAACAAATACACAGCCTCCAAATCCACCACATAATCCAGATATTATATTTCCAACACCTTGTGCCAATGTTTCTATTAACGGACTGCTAATAATGTTAAGTTGTTTACTTGTATCATCAACCATAAAAATACTCTCAGTTAACCCAGTTATAGCCATTGCAACAGCAAAAGGTAGGACTTTTAAAATATTTGCGCTTGTTAATTCTACATTTGGAACATTAAAAGCAATATTATTTATTTTAGTACTACCTCTGTCGCCTACAAGTTCAATTGTTTGTTTAATAGGCATAATATAATATAAGATGCTTAATAATACAATAGCACTTAGTGCTCCGGGAATATTAATTTTAATACTTTTTGTTTTATATGACAAATTATACATAAATTTACCAAATACAGTAATAAAAAGACTAATAAGAGAGAATAATAGTGTTCCTGTTAATTTATAATTATCACTATCTTTAAACCAATTTTCTGTATTAGGATACTTAAAATTTTTAATTAGTGATTTGGCTATTAAAACACCTAATGCTATTAAAAAACCAGTCATAAGTGGTTGACTAATGTTTGAAAAATATTTATATAATCCACTAATTCCAAATAATAGTTGAATAAATCCACCAATAATAGCTGTTAAAAATACATATTGTGTTCCATATAATGCTTTTACACCAAGCAATGAGGTTGCTATTGCTCCAGTAGCTCCAGATATAAGAGTGGGGCACCCTCCAAATAGTGAGGTTATTGATGACATAATTGCTGTAGAAATTAATCCTACTGACGGTGGTAATCCGAGTAATAATGAAAACGCAATACTTTCTGGAATTAACACTAAAGCAATTGTAAATCCGGATATTATTTCATTAATAATATTAGTTACTTCCATATACTATTATATTATAGTGTATATAATAAAATAGTATAAAATAGTATAAAATAAAAAGGTTCTTTATTCACAAGTTACAGTAATAACATCAACTCTAGTTTCTTTAATGCTTTTAACACTATTACGTTCTCTAATATAATTACGAACTTTATAATAGCTTACAAAAGAAATAGAAAACATTGAAACACAGCTATTAAATATCATTAGTCCATTATTATCTTCTATTCCATATAATACCCAACAAAAACTATGAAGATTGCCTAAAAATAAATAATAAGGATCAAAGTCTGTCACAGATTGTGTTTTATATGTTTTTATAATTTGAGGTAAATGATAAATAACATTTATTACATTACATGTAATAAGAATAACATATTTGTATGTATTATGTGTAGACATACTTCATCTATAAAAATTCTTTATATAACTTTAAATAATTTTTATAAATGCTTTAGTTAGTGCGACAAAAAAAATTGAATACTAACATTGCTATTTATTATTTAATATAGAAGAAAGAAGAAAGAAGAAATAAATATGCCTTATAATGTTATAAAAGATGGAGTTATTAACGAAGAAGAGCAAGAAGACGAAGATTATAACTCTGATACTACAGAACTTGTTTATTCAAGTGACGAAGAAGAAAAAACGCGTTGCAAACGCACAACCGGATTTTTAGTTTTTGCCAGTGAAAATAAGAAAGATAAAACAGACCGTACTATAATGTACCTTGGCAGTCCGTCTTCTAAAGTTGACCTTGATTGGATGACTCAAATGGGCAAAATGTGGAAAGCTTTGAGTGAAGAAGAACACACTAATTATGCTATAAAAGCAGAGCTTATTAATAATCATTATGCCCAACTTATGGATGTAAACTTGGACTAATAACTTTAGACAACACTAAGCAATTTAACACTTTTTGTTAAGCCAAGCATGTTTATTTTTAATACAAATAAAATTCTGTCATTGTTTACATCATAATATGGTGCCTCAATCGAACATCTATATTTGGTCATAATATTTTTAAGAGTGTTGTCTAACTCATAGTTCATACACGTTTTTTTTTCATAGTTAGTATCTTTAGTATCTTTAGTATCTTGTAAATCTGTAATATCATTATAAATATAACCTTTACAATTAATTAATCCACTTAATCTAACTTGTGAAGTATTTTTCTTTAATCGTTCAAATTCAATATTTTGATTACCTAATAATGGAAATACAAGCACCACACCATAAACTTTATTAATTGATGGTAAAGCATATGCGGATGTTAATGTTAATGCTATAATGTTAAACATAGTAATCATAATTTTTAATTTTTTGTTTTTAAATGCTTTTCATAATTATTTTTGTTTTTCATATAATAAAATTGAGTATTACTAATTTATAAACTTAAGAGTTAACAACTTAGTACTACTATAGTATACATTATGTCTTGTTCATCACTACACAATTTAAAATCGTTATTTGGACTAAAACCATTTAGCACATTTACTTATAATAAAGTGATTCTTAGTGTAAAAAGTATTAATGCCTTTAATGTATCGTCAAGATGTAGCAATGATAAAAATAATAAGCTACGCGAGCATATTATTGGAGCATTAATAAACAATAAAGTTCCTGAAAATTACTTTGTTTTGGCAAAATGGCTAACTATGAAATACAATCTTAGCAACTATATTAATAGCTTAAGCACTAAATGTTATATTAAAGTTGACTGTAAAAATAAGGCAGGACGCGCAAATAATTATGATTTCTTAATTAAACTATATTATACTCAAGACACTTATGATGAATATAAAGTCGAATTTAAATTTAATGCGTCATCACTAAACAAAGCACCTCAATTTGTTTCGCCTATGAAACCGAGCCGCTATTTAAGTTCTAGCTATGAAGAATTTTATTATACTAACTATCTTACTAAATTGGCTCTTAAGGGTAATTTGAAAATGCCGTCTAAAGAAGAATATTTGAAGCACGTTCATAGTAATAAGCCGAAATGTATGACTGATTATCAAGACTTATATTATAAAGGTTGTCGCTCTAGTACTAAATTTACGGGTAATCAAGAACATATTGACTTTTATAATTATGCTAAAGAATTGTCTAGCATAAGCATACGTGAATTTATAAAGTCCAACGAACTAAACATTAGTATGTTATCTAATTATTTACAAACATCACAGGCAAACAAGATTTATATGCTTTATACAAACAATACATTTATAAAGCAAATTATTAATAGCGACGATTATATGCTAATAGATGTAATTAAACATTCAAATAGCTATGAATGTATTAGTAAAAGCGGTAAAAAAATCTATGCTTTAATACGATGGAAAAATGGAAACGGAATCGCACTTCCTGCTTTTCAAATATCTTCGGGTTGATTTAAGTAAATAGGCACAATTTTGCTTAATTCACTGCTATTAATAGCACTATTACCAAAATAGAGTTCCACAAATTCGCTAGTTTTACTATTTTCTAAAGAGGCAATAATTTTTTTATAGTGTTTTAACAAGTCTTCTTTAGATAAGTCCTGTGTTTTAGTATATTCAATTGTTATTAAATGATTTTCTACTAAATAGTCATAGTCTGTATTGATTAAACAATAATTAAACTTATAGTTTCCTACACCATAACCTCTATTTACAACTAGCATAGGATGCTTGAGACCTTTTTTCTTAATATAATTTTTCTTTTCACTATTTTTAGAAGTTTGAAGACACAGACTGTTATTTTCAATACAAGAGCTATATAGTAAGCGTGTATATGAACTATCAGTGCTAAGCAAATCTTTACATTGATTCCATACCACTGTTCCTATACTAACTTTAAACCCTAACTGTTCTAATGAAGAACAATTTAGAAGTAAATTTTTCAATTTGCTACAGTTAGTTTTACTAGCAAATAGCGTATAGTTAGAATGTGTTAATACAAAATCGGGATTCGAATCTGGCTTTAAGTCATTATTTATAATAGTTAAATCACCATTTAAAGCACCAGCTAAAGTCCGCTTTCTAATAATTAATAATATTGTGGGTTGTTGGGTTTCAATATAATGCGCCTTAACACATTCAACAATAGCTAAAATTTCAAACAACGAGTTAATATAGCTTCTTGTTTTATCATAATATAAACAACTCAAAAAGTTTTTAGGTAATACAAAACTTATTAGCCCGTTTTCTTTTACTAACGCTATTGATTTAATAATAAATAATATGAAAATATTTGGCCGCCCCTCAAAATATTTATAATAATTTTTAGCAACATTTTCTTTTTTCATAACAAAATAAGGTGGATTACCAATAATTAAATCATAAGTTTCGCTACTGTCATATTTTAAATAATCGCTATTATATAATTTTACATTGGCACAATTTAGGTCTTTAATGGAGTCATATATTGTGCTGTTTAATTCTAGCCCTGTGATTTGTAAATGCTTATAATTTTTTAATAATGCGTTAACATATTCACACGAACCACAAGACGGTTCTAATACAGACTTAATATTATTCATATATGGTTCTAGTAGCTTTATGTTGTCTGCTATAACAGATGGAGGTGTAAAATATATGCCCCCGCTTTGTTTTGTAGTTTTTGATAATTTGCTTGTTAGTTCTTTTGATAATTGACTATAGTCCATAGTGTTAATTAATTATAAATTGTTATTTTAATATGAAAACATTATATATCAATTTTATAAAAAAAAATTGATAATAAATGTTACTAATTTTATTTTGTTCTAAAATTAGTTATAAATGATGTATTCTACAACTGAAAGAAAAAAAGGACGCCCTGGTGCTAAGCATTTTAGAACAGAGGTTAAACATGTTCGACAAAAAGGATATACTATGATTGTTGCCATTGGAGAATTCTTAGATTTTCCTATATTAAATGCTAATAATATAGATATTATTATAACTTTCAAACCAGGTTCTACTAAAATTTTAAAAATACAAATTACTGATGATACCGCAAGCGGTTTTCAACATCTCACAGAAGACAATGACAAAAATCCATTTAATTTTGGTCATAGTAGTTCATCACACGACAATGACGAATCTATTTCAGAGTTTGGAGCAGGTTTAAAAGAAGCATTTATTGCTCTTTCTGATAAGATCACTATTTATACAAAATCTGATGGTGAATATTTTAAGATAGTGTTTGACATAGAAAAAATGTCAAAAATAGAAGATGTTAATGAATCATTTAATTATGATGAAAAGATTATAACTCAACAAGATTATGAAGAGGAACATAAATTACAATGTGGTTCTTCTATTATACTTGAAGAAATGGTTGATGGAATCATAATTGATATTGATGAACTAAAAAAATCTATTATAAATACATATGGAAAAATCATTAAAAAAAGAAATATTGTTGTAAAATTGAATGGTGAACAACTGATTGATAATAATATTTCACCATTTGATGATATATATTGTAAACCTTTTAACAGCACCACAAAACTATATGCTAAGAGAAATGATAGAAATAATGAAGAATTTTATATGGAAGTAACTACGGCAAATGAAACTAAATATCGTGTATTCAATAAGGAAGGGAAGAGAATTAAAGATAAATGGCCAATAATAAAAACTAAAACCGAGTTAAATAGACTAAAATTTATGAAAAATGTGTATCCTGAATGTTTAGTAGACGGTACTCAAATTATAGAACTAATGACGCTAACAGGAACAGAAACACAATTTTGTAAAAATAAGTTGCTAACTATGGGAGAAGTTTTATTATATAAACGAGGTAGACAACACGGTTCATATTTATGTAAATCAAGTAATGGAACATGTAATGCTGTATATTTAGAAATAGAGATTTATTCTAAAAAAATAGGAAAAGAACTAGGAATGACTGTAAATAAACTTCTAAAACTTGATAAGGAAAATGAACTATGTAATGTAGTAAAAGAAGTAATCAACTTTTTACAATCTAATCACGCATATGATTCAAGTACCGCGACAGCTTTCAATAAATATAATATTATTAAAGATACGAGTATTGATATTTCACATATTGCTCCTCCTACCAAAGAAGAAGAAAGATTAGAACAAGAAAGATTAAAAGCACAAGCAAAAAGAGTTGAAGAAGAAAAATTAGAACAAGAAAGATTAAAAGCAGAAGCAAACAGAGTTGAACAAGAAAGATTAGAAGCAGCAAGATTGAAAGAATTAGCAAGATTAAAAGCAGCAATAAAAATACAAAGAACACATAGAGCAAAATTAGCGAGACTAACAGTAGAAAGATTAAAAGAAGAAGAAAGATTAAAAGAAGAAGAAGAAAGATTAAAAGAAGAAGAAAAAAGATTAAAAGAAGAAGAAAAAAGATTAAAAGAAGAAAAATTAGAACAAGAAAAATTAAAAGAAGAAGAAAGATTAGAACAAGAAAAATTAGAACAAGAAAAATTAAAAGAAGAAGAAAGATTAGAACAAGAAAAATTAAAAGAAGAAGAAAGATTAAAAGAAGAAAAAAGATTAAAAGAAGAAGAAAAATTAGAACAAGAAGAAGAAAGATTAAAAGAAGAAAAAAGATTACAAGAAGAAAGATTAAAAGAAGAAAAATTAGTACAAGAAAAATTACAACATGAAGAAGCAAGATTAGAAGCAGCAATAAAAATACAAAAAACATATAGAGCAAAAATAGCATCTAAATCATTAACAAAAAAAGCAGAATCAAAAAGAAAACCGGAACCAATACTAGTAGATAGTTATCGTAGAGGAAGTGTAGAAGGAAAAAAATTCAAAGAAGTATTTAATTATTATATAAATCAGTTTGGAGATAATGAAAATGTATATGGCGAAGATTTAGCAATGTATAATAAAGTGTGTAAAAAATTAAACATAATTCCATAAATAAATTAAATTAATAATTCACAGGCAAATCACAACTTACAAAATTTGCTTCTCCTTGCGCATTCCACGAAACAACCAATACAATAACTTCAACACCTTGACTTATAGCATCATTAAAAGCGGCCTTATAAATTGGGTCTAATAGTGAAGCTTGAAAACTGGAAACATCAGTTCGTTGAATTACAAAGCAAATAATTGGTCTAAAGATTTTTGAATGACTAATTTCAGCTAATTCATTAATATGTTTTAATGCACGTTCGCTTACAACTTCGCCTTTCTTTTTTCTGTAGCCATCTGGAAAATATGAGATTTTTTTATTAATGTCAACATTAGCAAAGTCACCATTCTTAATCATCTTTTTGCGTTCTACGCTAGACACATCGGCATAATCGGCTAATGGAACATTTTTAACTTCTAACACAAAATACTTGCCGTGTTCATCAATTCCGACAAAATCAAAACGTGAATTAAGCAAACACACTTCGCGCTTATAGGTCCTAATATGTGTCAATGTTTTTAAGTAATTTTGTGTTAGTGCATTTTCTACTAATGTTTCGGCTAGTTTGGGGTCTATACCAATGAGTTGATTATTTGTAATGATCAGATCACTAATAACTTTTTCTTCGTAAAAGCGTGCCAAATAAATTTTGTAAGAGCAAACCTTAGATTTGGATTGCGCACAATTAGACTTCATAGGTGACGCATAAACATAACAATCTTTTTCGCATAGCCCACAACAACCCAAGGAAGCACAATGTGCTTGAACAATTGTTCCATCTTCAAGTTCTATATCGGCAACATATGGAGTTTTACACACTTTGGATGGTCGCGATACAATTTTTACCAAAATTAAATCATTTAACTTATGAAGCATAATAGGAAGTATAATTTAAGTTTATAATGTAAAAACTAATAACATTAATAAGCTTATCAATTTTTATTAGCATTGCTATAGTAAAGATAATGTATAATTAAATTTTATAAAAAAAGTTAATACAAAAGTTATATAAATTTTCTAAGTGCGACTATTAACATAGCTAGTTAGTGCTTCAACCGTTCGTTGTCCATTATATTCATCTATTTTAGCATTATTTTCATCTAATAGCAAAATTGTTGGAAAGCCGGAAATAGAATAACTAGTGATTTGGTCTTGCACTTGTGACTGTTCAAATTTATATGTTTTAATAGAACTAGAATTTGCCGAACAAAATTTATCCCAAATTGGTGTAAAATTTTTACAATGACCGCAACCATTCATATAAAAATATACAAGTTTAGTTGAATTATCAGACAACATAGAATCAATATTTGCATTTTCAAAATTTTCTTTAAATAAATTATTTGAAGGTAAAACATAATAAACAATAACATATAACAATACTAAAACAACTGCTAAATATATAAGATTTATAGGTTTTTTAACAAATTTTGAAATAGCACCTATAGGTAAAATGTCCTTTAATGTGCGAAGATTTGGTCTTAATATTACGTTATCGAGTTTAGGCATTTATAATATATATAATTATTATTTTCTAGAACAGTTAATATAGTTTAGTTCTAACTTTTTTGTTCCAAACTTGTTTTTCCTATATTTTCTTGTAATGTGTTTTTTTGCCCTAAATTTTTTTGTCCTAAATTTTTTTGTATTATGTTTTTTTCCTCCTTTTGTTGAATTAGGAATAGTAGGAAGACCAGGAATATTGGGAGCAATAGCCATTTCACTTTTACCAGCGGTGTTATCATAACTGTTACCACTAATTTTATTACTTATATTAGCAAGTTTGTCATATAAATATTTATCAGGAAGACCAAAACTTCTATAAAATAGTTTTGAAAATATGCTATCTAATGTTACAGCATTTGATAAACATTCATCTCCAATATAACGTCTTGTTAAAGATGGGGTTTTTTTAGTGCTACTTAGCTTATATGTTCTAAAAATAACAATAATATTATAAACTGTTGTTGTTAAGCGTTTATCTGTTCTATTATCTATATAAAAAAAGTTGTCTTTACCATACTTGACACCAAATCTATTAACATGCTCGGTTATAATATTTTTTATAATTTCTTCTTTTTTTGGATTATCATAGTTATCATATTTTTTATTTGTCATAATACTATGATATTTAGCTGTTATAGTAGAACGTTCATTATTTGAAATATCATAAGCAATATATGTATCATCTATAGTTGTGTTATCAATTGAAATTTTATTGTCTATTAAATTGAAATTTTGACGAAGCAAATACAAAATATTTGCATTTATATTGCTAATTTTTTTTATGTCTTCATCTTCTTTTTTCTTTTTTTTTTCTTGATCTTCTTTTTCATTTTTTTTATCTTTTGCTGTTTTTGCTTTTTCTGCTTTTTCTTTTAGCTTTTTTAGACGTTCTTCTCGTTGTTGTAGGTCTGTTATTGCTGATGCAACCTCTATGTCTTTTTTTTCTTTTTCTTTTTCTGCGTTTTCTGCTCTTCTTTTTTCTTCATCTTTTTTTTTTTCTTGTTCATATATTTTTTTTAAATTATGTTGTTCACTATATCTTTTTTTATATTTATTTACAATATCAGCATTGAAAAACAATTCTTGTATTTTATCTATTCTTTTTTCCCTTTTTAAACTATTAAAAAATGCTGCCATGCTATCGGTTTCTTGTTTATATTTAAACATATCAAATATATACATAGTGTTATATTTAGCAAAATCTTTATCCAAATCACTAGGTTTGAATTCACGAGGCGCACTTAATTTTAGACTTTGAAGTTCTAAATCGTCAACTATATAGTGAATTTTGATTATTGGAATATCAATAATAGCAATAGTTTTTAATCTCAAGTAAATATTTATTTTTTTTGGTTTATCATAGTCTTTTTTAACCATATGAATGTATGGTAAATCATAAAATAAGATTTCATCAACATAATACTTTTCTCCTTGAATATTTGTTAAAATTGTTTGTTTTTTTAAATATATATTTTTCAGCAAATACATTACATTATAAAACATCAAGGCATCCATTTTTTCATCGTCATCAAAATCATCTGTTTTCTTACTATTATTAATATATTTATGATAGTCTACTATATATCTATTAATAGCATCTCTACTATTGAGTTGTTTCACTCTACTATTAGTTCCTGAGTTAAAATGTATTAAATTATCTTTAATTGTTTTACAATAGTCTTCATTTGTAAAAATTTTATGAAATTCCGACAACTTATTTGTGCCCTCCATTAATTTTTTTACCTTGTCTATGTCTATAGGTTCTCTTGGATCATTATAATCATAATCATAACCGCTTCCTTTTTTTAAATATCTATCAATATGTTTTATAAAAATTGTTCTAAGATCTTGAATAACCGTATTATCAAGATAATAAATATCTCTAAAAATACGGATTTTTTTTGAGCTACTATCTTTCATTTTTGCTTCTAGTCTTGCTGCTATTTCTTCTTCTGTACCTCCTTCTTTGTTAGCAGCTTCTTCTGCTCTCTTAGCTGCACTTCCTGTCTTTGTAAATTTTCCATCTTTTAATACTATAGAATTAGTATCATTAATATTATCAATATAAAAAATATTATTTACTTGATCTTTCAACTCAATATTAACTTCATACCCCTCTTCATAAGCTTTGAATTTTTCTCTTGATTGTGTTTGGGATCTTTGTTGTGTCCGGGGTCTTGATTGTTGTTGTTGTTGCATACTATTATTTAAACTATATTATATTAATATTAAAAATAACTAACATTATTAAAAGATTCAATTATATTTAATTTATTATAATTACTTATTTGCTCTTTAGCTTTCTTTAATGTGTCATACGCATTGTTAATTTCGTGATCACTAACAATTTTATCATTATTAGCAGTTGTTTGAGACAATTGTTTATATTTGTTTGGTAATATATTATATTTTGATTCTTCATTAAACAAATAGTTTGCTATTACTATAAAAATAATAGTAATAATAATAGAACTAAGAATATCTTTTGTATTAATAAAAGCTATTGTAAAAATTAGGACTTCTCGAGCAATATTTTTTAATAATAGTTCTTGACCTTTTGTTAATTTTAATTCAATATATCGCGAGCCAATATTCATAGCAATCATACATATACCGGCAAGCAGTTTATTGCTATTTAAATCTTTATTTAAATCACTTAACATACTAAGATAGTTGTATTTTTTTAAATATATGTTGAATCGTTCATTGAATTTTTCGAACATTTTAAACATTATTTAAAATAGTATTGTTATATTAATAAAATATTAATATAATTTATTAAAATTTTTAACAAAAAATTAGCAATTGGCTATAATAGTGTTATTTACTAAATAATTCTATTATAATTATAAATAGAGTTATTTAGTAGTTTTTGAGAATAATATAATCTTATTTTTTTATAACAATATAATAATATGATTCAACTAAATCCGGCTCCACTTGATCTTGAGAATTCTAATTTATTAGAATCCAAATTAACTAAAAATTCTAATAAAACTTTGAAAAATAAAAAATCAGTTGAATTCAGTAGTAATACTAATCCTAACACAAAAAATACTGAGTTAGCAAAAGATAAAATAACTACTTTAGGAAATTTAATGTCAAAGATACACGAAAATAATGAGGAAGATGATGAATATAGTAATAATAATAACTATAGCGCAAATGTTATAGATGAAAGTATTAGCAAATCATTAACAAGTAGTTTAAATAGCGAACTAGAAAAAATTCAAAAAATGAGACAGTCGGGAAACAATATACCGCATAATGTCTTTTTTAATAACAATGAATTAACCACTAGTCAAGGTCTTGAACAAAATACTCCTCAAAATAATTCTATAAATAATCCTACATCAAATAATAGCAATTTATTTAATTCGACCTTATTAGGAAATATAGCAAAAACTGGCGACTTCTCAAATTTTAATGATAGTTATAATTTAAAATATAATCCATCTTCACAAGCTACTAATTCACTAAATTATGATAATAACAAACTCTTGTCAAAATTGGAATATATAATTCATTTGTTAGAAGAACAACATAATGAAAAAACAAATTATATTACAGAAGAATTAATATTATATTTATTTTTAGGAATATTTATACTGTTTGTATTAGATTCATTTGCTAAAGTAACTAAATATGTTAGATGATTTAATAGTTAAATCAATAACATTTAAAGCTATTTTATTAATTATTATGATAATCAATAAAATAATCTTATGACATTGGTAAAAGAATATTTAGAATATACTAAACACTATAAAGTACTTTATGGCACTAAAACATTAGTTTTAATGGAAGTGGGCAGTTTTTACGAATGTTATGCTATAAAAAAGGCAGAAGGTGTTTATGAAGGAAGTGATATTCTAGATTTTACACAAATTAACGATATGATAATTGCTAATAAAAATACGTGTGTTGATGAACAAAATATTGTAATGGCTGGATTTGGAGTAACTCAATTAGACAAATATGTTAGAAAAATGTTGCTTCACGGATACACAATAGTTGTGTATATACAAGATAAACAAGCATCTAAAACTACTCGCAGTTTGGGATGTATATATTCGCCTGGAACATATTTTGATAACAATGACTATTATAGTCAGGGCGGAGCAAATGAATCTTTAAGCAATAATACAATGTGTATATGGATACACTATAGCAAAAAAAACAGAATTGTTAAAGAAGACATGATTACACTTGGATTAACATTAATAGATATTATTACAGGAAAGCTTGTAAGCTATGAATATACTATTAATTATAGCAATAGCCCAACAACATATGACCAATTGGAAAAATACATTTCTATTTATAATCCATGCGAACTAATTATTATTACTAATAAAAATAGTCAAAATGGTGTAAATAGTCATTTTATTGATGATGTTATTAGTTACGCAAATATTAATTCGGCAAAAATTCATAAGGTTTATTTATTAGAGGATGAAGATGCAAATACATATACAAATACAAATACAAATACATATACAAATACAAATATAACTAGCTTTGAAACGATTGCAAAAAATTGCGAAAAACAGTTATATCAAGAAACATTAATAGATAAAATATATGGAGCAGGTTCTTATAGAGGCAAATCTGAATTTCAAAATTATAGTGTAGCCAATCAAAGCTTGTGTTTTTTGTTAGTGTTTATTGAAAAACATAATCCAGCATTAATTAAGGCAATTGACTATCCGCATTTTGAAAATATTAACAATCAATTAATTTTAGCAAACCATTCTCTCAAACAATTAAATATGATTAGCGACCAGCGCTATAATGGCAAATTAGGATGTGTAGCTAATTTTTTAAATAATACAATTACTAACGCGGGGCGGCGCAAATTTGCCTATGATTTATTACACCCAATAAATAATATTGCTAGTTTAAATGCAAGTTATGATGTAACACAAGAATTAATAGACACAAAATTTTATAAAATTATTAGTATTTATTTATTGAATGTGAGAGATATTGAGAAGTTTGAGCGAAAACTAAATATGTATAAGTTAGACCCAAAAGACTTTGGAACATTATATGCTAATCTCTCTAACATTTCAATATTATATGAAAAAATTAGAACTTCTAAATCTAATATTTTACTTTATTCATATATTAGTAGTCTAGTAAATTGCGACATTTGTGCTAGCATTAATTATCTCAATAGTTATATTGAAAAAGTGTTTGATTTGAATAAACTTGCTTCTATTACTTGTGATAAGTTTGTTAGTTATAGCCTATGTGAGCTCGACTTTATTAATAAAACTTATAATAAAAAATTAGATAAACTATTTAAAAATTGTTTTGATTCACAAGAACAATTAGATGCAATTGTTAAATTTTTATGTGAATTGTTGAGAGATTATGAGAAACAAAAGACTGGTTCAAGTGCCTCATTGACAACAAAAAGTGCCAAGGCGAAAAATGCCAAGAAAACACTAGTTCCTCAACATGAAGATGGCGACGATGACGACGATGAAGTAACGTGCATTCACAATAGTGATTTACTTGCTAATCCAAAAACAAATAATGACTTGGGAGAGAGTACTGCGTCTTCATTAGCCTATAATTATGTTAAAATTCATGAAACAGCTAAAAGCGATGCGCTATTAATTATTACAAAACGTCGTTCCACTTTATTAAAAACATTAATTAATAATCTTATTGACAAGTCTGGACCAAAATATAGTATATGTTATAATTCAAAATATAGCAAAACCAATGAAATTATTGAACTGGACTTAACACTTATTGATTTTAAAAGCCATGGTTCAAATAATAGTAATAATGTAATAATATCAAGCCAAATTAGCAGTTTAACTCATGCTATTCAAAACTCGAGAGATTGGTTAATTGAAGAACTAGTTGCTACTTATAAAACTATTATTGGAGAATTCAATAATTTAACAGCGAGTTTTTATAAAACTAAGAACAATGCTTTAGAAAACACAAATACAAATAAAAATACTTCACTACTTGGGTCAATCTCTCAATTTGTAGCGCTAAGTGATGTATGTTATGTAAAAGCTTATAATGCGTTAAAATATAATTATTGTAAACCGCGTATTGCGAACGATCCTACATTAAAGACAAAGTCATATGTTAGTTTTAAAAAGCTTAGACACTGTTTAATAGAGCATTTAAATGCACACGAATTATATGTAACAAACGATTTAGAGCTAGGAACAAGTACACATGGAATTTTATTATACGGCACAAATGCTGTTGGAAAAACAAGTTTTATTAAGTCAATTGGAATAGCCATTATAATGGCTCAAGCTGGAATGTATGTTCCATGCGAAGAATTTACATATTATCCATACGAATATTTATTTACGCGTATTTTGGGTAACGACAATATTTTCAAAGGTCTCTCTACTTTTGCCGTAGAAATGTGTGAATTACGAACAATTATGAAAAATGCTAATAGTAACAGTATTATTTTAGGCGATGAATTATGTAGTGGAACAGAAACTACATCGGCATTAAGTATTTTTGTAGCAAGTTTAGAGAGATTACACTTTATACAAAGCACTTTCTTATTTGCGACACATTTTCACGAAATATTGGAATATGAAGAAATTAAAAGTCTTGACAAACTTGATGCTTATCATATGTGTGTATTATTTGACCGTGAAAAAAACACATTAATATATGATAGAAAGTTGAGACATGGACACGGTGAATCTATGTATGGACTAGAAGTATGTAAATCACTGGCTTTGCCTGACGATTTTATTGAGCGTGCATATGCTATTCGAAACAAATATAATAAAACACATAGTAGTGCTAGTGTAATAGAGGCAAAAAAAAGTCATTATAATGCAAATAAATTGCGAGGAATGTGTGAATTATGTTGTGATAACGAAGGGACAGAAATCCATCATTTACAATATCAGAAAAATGCTAAAAACGGAATTATTAATGGCGAATTTAATAAAAACCATAAAGCCAATTTAATAAATATATGTGAAGCTTGCCATCATAAAATTCACAATTTAAACAGCGAATTTAGAATAACAAAGACGAGCGATGGCTACAAATTGCTTCCATTGTAAAAATAATAATATTTTATTATTATAACATAATAATATATTATATGGAGAAATCTCCAAAATCTCCAAAATCTGAAGAATCAACAGCAACATATGTTATTGCCGCACATGGAAATATGCTCACATCTATCTTAGGTACTCCACAAACAAAAAAATATTTTGCTATTAATATACCAGAAAATGTTGAACTATATACACATGATACTTTAGAAAAGTGCATTCCTATGTATAAAACAGAGTCGGATTTTATATGTAAAAATTATAAAGATGAACTACAACAGTCTCTCAGTCCTGCTTTTAAGTTTAGTCATGAAGATGGAGAACTTAATAAATTTCCTGAACTATTTTTTACACCCGATAGTAATACTCCAGCACATTTTTACACAGGTATAACACATTGTATTCCAGAAGCACTTAGAACTGCCGGTTCACGAAAAAAAGAAATAATTTATAATATTGATGCTAAAAATACAAAAGATTGTGCATGTAGTTCAATTGTTTCTAATAGTATTGATATACCTTATGATTGTGAGAAAAAATATAGTCCCTATTACAAAGAGCAATTAAGAGGTTATAACTATGATCCTAATAGTAATACAAGTAAATGTGGTCCAATTTTATTGAGCGAAGCTGTAAAAGTTATTAAAGCACATTGTGATACATATTATGAACCCAATTGTGTAATAAAAATTTATATATTTTCATGTTTGGTTGAAAGGGATTTAGAAACATTAATATATTATTATAAGAGGGCATATAACAACGCAAAACAAGTAGTAGATTCTTATTATAAACAAACACAAGACGCACTAACACGAGACACTGCACTGGTTTGTACTCCTTTAAATAGTTCACCATCTTGTATTAGTGAAAGGCCTCCAACATACAATCCAAAACCAACTAGTGTAAGACTTGTAACATCAGACACAGAACAAATTATGGCAAGGCTTAATGACTTAACTTCACAGCCCCGAAAAACACTAAGAGAATTACTAACAGAAACACCAACATTTGAACCACCAACAGAAACACCAACATTTGAATCACCAGCAACATATTTGCAAAGTAAAGCTAACTTAAGGGACTTTTATTATGAAGTTAGTGAACCAAAAAATAATGCACTTTCAAAAGTTGTTCTTACAAATTATGTAGAAAATCTATCAGACTTTAAAGCTATACCATTAATACAATCGCATCTTTCTAAACATAGATTTAGTATAGGATTAAAAGTATTTGAATTTATAACTTATAAAGACGCATATACGGAATTTACAAGAGAACAAGATGCCAAGATTGATGCCCCACGACATGAAAGACTTAAACAATTACAAAAAAAACTTAGAACATTAACTAGACAGCATCTTAGTTTTTATTTAATTAATGCGTTAAATAAAATTAGAGCGGAGCGCGGTGATGACATTACTATTTTGCCTGAATTCAATACAATTAGCTTCGTTCGTCCATTTACTAAAAGCGTTACAGATAATGAGTTAGTTGATAGCGACTTAATTATTAGAGTCTATGATGAATTAAAAAAATTAATAGCACTAGAAAAAGCAAAAAAAGCAAAAAAATTAGGACAAGGTGGTAAAACATTACGAAATAAAGGAAAAAAAGGTAAAAAAGATAAAAAACCAAAAAGCCAGAAAAAACCAAAAAGCCAGAAAAAACCAAAAAAAATAATAATCTAAGAGCCTAAGAACCTAAGAACCTTGGAAATAAGTTTTATTATTCAAGCATAACTGTTTTCTGACACCTAGGAAGTTTAACCTTAGTAAGCTTTTCAATACTAGCAATTTGCGCATTATTAGGTGCTTCTTTATTTGCTTCCCATCGCGCCAACATTTGTGGAGCTACTCCAATAAGCGCAGCAAATTGCTTTTGATTTTTTAATTGAGTTAATCTGGCCTGAGATATTAATTGTCCTAGCTGTTTAGGAGCCTCATTAACTATAGTTTCAGGAACATGTTGTTTCTTAAAAGCAACCTTTTTAGTATTAGTGCTTGGTATAGCACTAGTAAATTTAATGCTATTCCAATCTTGATGTTGAATCATATTTTTACTTTATAATATATATATATTATAACATTAAAACAATTCAATTTTATAAAATATATTTTATAGTTTATACTATATATTTTATAATATTAATATATAGAACTAATATGGCAAGTAGATTTGCTAAGATGATACAAACTATAATTTTTATTATATTTGCGGTTCTACTAAGTATAATAATTTTAAGCTACTTTAACATTAATATGACATCAAATGAGCCATCAAAATTAAACAGATTTGCTGTTTATGAAGGGTATGAAGAGCATAGAAAGAGTATGGAGAATTTAAAGAATAAAGACAATAGAGCTAATCTAATCATACAATAAATAATAGACTATAAATTATTTATTATTTTTAAAAATTGAAATATAAAACTATTATATTTAAATACTATAATATAATAGTTTACTATGATTATTCCAGTTAAATGTTTCACATGCGGCAAAGTATTAGGTAATAAATATAGATATTATCAACGCGAAGTTCAAAAACGAAAAATTGATAAATCACTCGAAGTTGACAAAGTAGTATATTTAACAAAAGATTTTATGGATAAAACACCAGAAGGCGAAGTGCTTGATTTACTTAATTTAAAAAAAAGTTGTTGCCGACGACATATGATTACGCATGTTGATATTGAATAATATACTAGCTTATAATGTATTAAGCTACTTTCTGTACTATCTTTTCATAGTAGTCCTGCTTTTTCCTTTTTTTTCCATTTTCATCATATATAGAAATTTGTAATTGTTCTGCTATTTTTATTAAATCGTCCAGCTTATAACTTGAAAACGCTTTTAATGGTTTTTCAATATTTTCAATATGAAAATAACTAGATAAATAACTTTGTAATTCTTCTTCACTTATTGAACCATTTAGTAACTCAAGATCAAAATTATTAAACTGCGCACTCATTTTTTCATTTGATAGTTGCAAGACTTTATAATTTTGTAAATTATAAGCTTTTTCATCATTATTACAACATAAAACACAATAACTATTATTGGAACGTAAAATTATTACATTAATTAGATGTAATATACATAAGGCATGAAATGTTTTAAAACTGATTTTTTCATTATTTGTTAAATCGTCTTCTACAAATGACTTACTTATTTTGAAGTGTTTTAAAATATTTTTTTGGCTTCGCAATTTTTCAACAATACCAAATTTAAAGTCTTTCATAACACTAAAAGAATTTAGTGTTTCTAAATCACTATCATCAAAATTATTAATTAGCTTGTAAAATAACCAAAATAATTTATCCTGAAAATTTTTATGATTAGTGATCTTAAATGGTTCGTAATATTTACTATATTTTTTACTATAATCTACTTTAACTCTACTTAGCGGAATATTGGGAATGATAGACATTTGATATTTTTTATTATAAGTTGCTGAAGTTGCTGAACTCGTTAAACTCGTTGAATTTGTTGAACTATCTGTTGTTATAACATTCATTATGTTATTGGACGCATTTGCATTTAAGCCATATAACATATAGCATTCCATATCCTCTAATTTAATAGGCGCACTTAATAGCTGTTTAGTGCACAACATTACTTACAATATTACTAACGTTATCTTTATTATCTTTAAAATAGATTGTTTCCAAATCCTTTTTCAATTTTTCATCTTTATTAATATATGTTTCTTGTTTTTTAACAAAATTAATATAGCTTAATATAGAGTTGTATGTAGTGATTGATATTTTATTAAGATTTACAAAAATGCCATTATTATTTTCATTTAAATATATATTGCTTAATTTTAATATTTTGGCTATTTCAATATGATGTATTTTATCAAGAGGTTCAATAGTTTTACATAATTTATCTAATTCATTGGGGTGTATGTTATTTTCTTCAATTGACTCCATTCTAATAGTATGTCTTTAAATAGCTTTAAATAGTATTATATTAGGTACATAATTTTATAATTTTATAATTTATTTATATATTATAAAATTAGATGTGTTGGAATGAAACAGTATCATTAAATACTTTTTTATTTAGTTTATTTGGAACTACCTTTGCTTATTTTAACAACGTTATTTATATATATAGCTATTTATATCTTATTTCATTTATATCAATACAGTTATTAGAATATTTTGCTTGGAAACATTTGAATAATAAAAAAATAAATAGATTGCTATCACAACTAGGATTATTTTTAATAGCACTACAACCTATTTTATTTATATTAGCAATACCTAATATAGAGAACACCGTAACAACACCAGTAATCGCATTATATATACTATTTTGCTTTGGTTGTATTCTTTATTTTCCAATTGATTTTTCAATGACAAAAGCATCAAACGGTCATTTAGCTTGGAATTGGTTAAACTTTCCACCATATATTGTTTTAACATGGGTAATATTTATATTCATATTATTACTATATGCAAAAAGCTATTTTAGATTTATTTTTTATACACTGCTGTTTATTGCAATTTATTATACTTATTACAAAACTAATACATGGGGGTCTTTATGGTGTTGGATAGCAAATATAACAACAATATATTTAATAATCAATGTGTTTTTTAAATCAAGTATACCAAATTATTTAGTAATTAATGATAAAGCTTAAAACTAAGCAATATTATATTTTATAATTTATATATAATAAATTTATATGTGTTGGAATGAAGCAGTATCGTTAAATACTTTTTTATTTAGTTTATTTGGAATTAGTTTTGCGTATTTTAATACTATAATCACTGGCTATGAGTATTTATATCTTATTTCATTTATTTCAATGCAATTATTAGAATATTTTACTTGGAAACATTTGAATAATAAAAAAATAAATAGATTGCTATCACAGCTAGGATTATTTTTAATAGCACTACAACCTATTTTATATATATTACAACCAAATATAGATAATACCGTACCAACACTACTAATCGGATTATATATAATATTTTGCTTTGTTTGTATTCTTTATTTTCCAATTGATTTTTCAATGACAAAAGCACCAAACGGTCATCTGGCTTGGAATTGGTTAAACTTTCCACCATATATTATTATAACATGGGTAATATTTCTTTCAGTAATATTATTGTATATTAAAAAATATATTATATTTATCATACAAGTATCATTATTTCTTGCTATTTATTATACTTATTACAAAACTAATACATGGGGATCTTTATGGTGTTGGATAGCAAATTCACTTTCTGTATTTTATATAATACGAACATTTTTTAAATCAAGTATACCAAATTATTTATTAACTAATGATAAAGTTTAAAACTAAGCAACATTATATTTTATAATTTCTATATATATTATAAATTTAGATGTGTTGGAATGAAACAGTATCATTAAATACTTTTTTATTTAGTTTATTTGGAATAAACTTTGCTTATTTTAATAATGTAATAAATGGATATGAGTATTTATTTTATTATTCGTTTATTTCAATCCAATTAGTAGAATATTTTACTTGGAAATATTTGAATAATAAAAAAATAAATAGATTATTATCACAGCTAGGATTATTTTTAATAGCACTGCAACCAATTTTATTTATATTAATACCAAATAATGTTAAATTCAATGTAAAAGCATCATTAATAATATTATATATAATATTTTTCTTCAGTTCTGGTATTTTATTAAATGTTAATTTTTCGATGACAAAAGCATCTAACGGTCATTTGGCATGGCATTGGTTAAACGTGCCACCACTATATAGTTTTACATGGTTAACATTTATTTTAGTAATATTATTGTATATTAAAAAATATATTCTATGCGCTATACATGTAATAGTTTTTATTGCAATTTATTATACTTATTATAAAACTAATACATGGGGGTCTTTATGGTGTTGGATAGCAAATATAATGGCTGTATTTTTAATAGTTCGAACATTTTTTAAATCAAGTATACCAAGTTATTTAGTAATTAATGAGAAAGTCTAAAACTAAGCAATATTTTTTTTTACTTTTTGACCGCTTTTTTTTGTTTTTAACTTAATTTTAGTTTCCCCACCAGTTTGCTCTAGAGCAGAATCCAATGTGTCTTCAACTTCTAATCCATAATCGCCTTCTAGCTCTTTTTTTAGTGTTCCATAGTTATTAATAGCAATTAACTCAGCAATTACACTAATAAATTTATCATTTAATTCATAACGCTGTCCTAATACTCTAACTTGTAACATATCATTTTCTTTGATTTGTGAAAACATTTCATTATTATAATGATGATCGCGTGCTATAAAAATAATATATGGACTAATATTATCATCGGTTACTAGTTCAGCGCGCACACCAACTTTTGTAATAGATTTTGCCTCACAATTTAATATCATAGACTCTACTGGATTTGTAATCAAACACTCAAATACGCATTCAAACACTAATTTATTTGAAAATAATTCTCCACCTGAATATGTTAACAATTTCACACTATTATTTTTAACATAACCATCTTTAATACATTTTCCTTCATTAAATTGTTTTAATCTAACTTCTAATGTGTTAAATAAATCAGAATTTACCTCATTATAATTTAAGACAATTTTTTGCGTCAATAATGAACTAATATATATATGTAAATTAGTGCTAGAATTTTTACTAGTCAATGATTTACCAGTCAATGATTTACCAGTTAACGAATATTTTTTGTTTACTGATTTAGACATCTTGGTATATAATAAGATTTTTATATTTAATATTTATTCAATTATATATATTATTAAATTTTTATATATACAAAATAACAAAATAATAAAATAATAAAATAACAAAATAACAAAATAACAAAATAACAAAATAAATTAGCTAAAGTTGTTAATTAATGATTGAACTAAGTTGAAAAACCAACGCTTATTATCTTTTTTAATTAAATCATAATATCTAAAATAGATTTCCAAAGCATTACAAAAAGCAATTTGATTATATTTTTTTAATTTTTCAATAATATTATTAGAAACTCCAATAGCAACAAATATTTTTTCACTATGTGCTTTTCCTGCTTGACTACAGCGAGCTCCTTTGTTTGTGCCGCTTTTTATTTTGAAATATGTAATATATTCTTGTTTATTTTTTTCTGCCAACGCCAAAAACCCGAGAGACTGTGCCAAGTCTAGTGACGCAACCTTTTTCATAGTAATAGTTTCAGCAAAATCATCATAGTCTTCATATTGTCCTAATGTTAATAACATATTAGAACCACTAATATGAGGAACTTTACTTTTTGTTATTATGTATAATGTATAATTTTTAAACTCGCTTTTTTGTGGTACTATTAGTGCGCGCAATTTACCATTAATAGACGTTATAAAATGTTCCTCATAATAACTTGCTAATTTGCTTTCAAAGTTTGAAAGTCCCTTTAAATCATAACCATTATTTAATAAATAATTCACTAACAAAGTAGTTTTTTCACTATTCAAATCATCTAGTAAAATAGCAATTGCTAATTTTTGTATGCTATTAGAGTCTAAAACCGATTCTTCTTCTAATAATTTAATAATTGACCCATAATGTATATATTTATTATCATCTATTGATTGATTTGTTTGTATGTTAGTAATATAATTATAATTTATTTCAAGTTCAATAATTAGCGATTTTACATTATCAATAAGTTCAATTGATAAATAGTCATTATCAAACAATGTAAAATTTATTTTAGTTTTTACAACTTTTGTTTTCACGGGCTCGGGCTTTAACGACTTTTCAACTTCGGTTTTGTCTACATATACTGGTTTTGCTTTATCATCAAATACATCAAATGTTTCGGGAAGATCAAATGCTATTCCGTCAGGCTTAGCCTGTATTGGATTAGACCTTTCAAAAATAGTAGCATCATTATTTAATTGTGACGGTTGAAAAATGTAAAGATGTTCAACATTTATTAATTTCCCTAATGTATTATATTTATCTGTTATATAGCTATTTTCATTATTTACTAACTGATCCAAAGCATTATTTATATGATTTGTTGAATAATTATTAAAACTAGTTAAATAACTAATAATATATTCTTTAGTATAAAAATATTTCTCTTTAAACAAATCTCTAATAAGTTTCACTATTGCTTCATTGTTGGTTTGTAAAAAAAATTCATTATAAGAAGAATTATTTTCTTCTATGTCTCCTGTTAATCCCATTTTTGTTTTATAGTCTTCTAATTCTGGCTTACATTTATAACTACATTCAGCCATATAATCACATAATGGACTATATGATTTATCACCGATGCTATAACTAATTGAAGCATTATTTGAAAGTGTTAGTGTTATTTTTTTATTAAGTAGTTTTTCATCAAATTTTTGTTGTTCATAATTTAGCATACAATCAATAGAATGTTCTTTTAGTATTCGGCTAATAGCACCAATAACTTTTGCTTTTGCTTCTGCTTTTCTATAAATTAGTAAATCAACCGACTCATTATTATTATGCAATAATGTACCATGCATAAATATTTGCACGTTTCGTTCCTTTAACGGCATATTTTTATGACTACACGTTCTTATTGCTCGTCCAATAATTTGCTCTATTCTATTTATATTAAACCAAGGTTCTAAAATATGAACTTGCCTAATAAATTTTAAGTCAATACCTTCACTTCCCGCAGCTGAAAGCAGAATAACCTTAACATTTTTACCATCACTATTATTTGAGTCTGTTGCTGCCTTTAAATCACCAACAACATCAGGGGATAAATTCTCATTACCACTAATAATAATATATTTGGCACCATGAAATTTTGATCCAATGCCTAATTCAGACTTTTTCTTATAACTAACTATATCTAATTCTTCGCTTTGAGGTGTTAAAAAAAGTGACTTATTAGTTCCATATCTTGTAAATCCAATAGACTCCAATGTTAAGGCAATTGGAATCAATCCAGCATCAATAAATTGTGAATATACAATAATAGGCCCATTGCTATGTATAATAGAGTCTATTATTGATTTAATTTTGTAACTATACTTACCAATGTTATTAATATCAAAAATGTTGGGACTAGAGCTAGCTCTATAACTATAGTTGTGCCTTGATTTGGGAGCATAACTTTCTTGGTAGCTCATAAGATTATTAATGCCTGCTTTACCAACGACCTCTTTAATAGGAAACAAAGTATTTATTTCTTCTAAGTTAAGTGTTTCTAATAGTTGTGTAATGTTGTGCTCATTATAAGCCAATTTTTCTTCAAAATACGATTCTAATTTGCTATTTGGAAATACAATATTTAATGCTTCTAATGGTTTTTGTAATAATGTATAACCAAAGGAGTCCATATTATTTAGTTTGTCTTCATCAAATTTTGACATATTATTTTTTAGTATAATATTATATACAAATTCTTGATATGGAGAGATGCCTTCATTTATATATATATCAAATAGTTCTATTGATTGTGTTAATGGACTAGCGTTAATTTTAAATTGCGGATAAGTCTTTGTTTTTATACTATTAGCTGGAGCAAAATCATTTGGTAAAATTCTAAAAGGAAAACTTAAAGGATTATCCCCTTTAACATAACTAACATATCCATTTATTTTTCGCTTAAATAATTGTAATCCGACTTCTTCGCCTTTGCTATTAACTAAAAAAGAACCATCGCTATTAAATATATCTTTAATATCTACAATGCTACGCCGATCATTCATATTTAATATGTTTATCAAAAATATAATTTCTTTATAATCATTAAACATAGGTGTTGCTGATAGAAATAATAATTTTAAATTATTAACATTTTTAACAAGCTTGAGCAATTCGTTTGAAACCAGCTTGTTAGTATTGTCTTTAGATTGCCTTATATTATGAAATTCATCAATTATTATTAATCTATTGTCAAAGAATTTCTGTAATCGTTCTGCCATCTTCTTTTTTTGTGTGTTATCTAATGTAGTACTAGGATTTGAAGGATTTGAAGGATTTGAAGGATTTGAAGGATTTGAAGGATTTGAAGGATTTGAAGGATTAGATTTCTTTATTATTAGATTTGCAAACTGCGTATAGCCCATAAATAAATAATAATTATTTATTATGTTTGTCATAATTTTTACTACTTTCTCGCGTGTTAAATTTTTATGCGTGCTATTAATCTCATCCAATATGCTTTGACCAGCACAATTATTAATAGTCCAGTTACTATTTTTATATTCTAGTTTTCGTTCATCAAATAACTGTAAATAGAAATTTTCTTGGACGTTTGGAGAGGCTACTATTATAATTCGTTCATTATAACCCATATATTTTAAATATTTTCTTGTTTCTTCCGCAACACCTATTGCTGAACAAGTTTTGCCCGTGCCTAGTCCATGATAAAGTAACAAGCCATTATATGGTGTATTTGATGATAAAAAATTTTTTATGAATTTTTGATATGGCGCTAGCTCAAAATCCTTATCGCATATTTCATTGCTTAATTTTTCAAAATCAGAATCTAAATTTACTTGTAATTTATTTTCGGCAAATTCTTTTTTATATGCTATTTTTATATTGAAAAATTCATCATCTAAATGTGGATATAAGAATTTATAATTTTTATCAAAAGAATCATTTAATTCTTTCATATTTAATAACTCAATTGCGTTTAAAAAATATTTTGTATCATTCTTGGTTTTAACATTTTGTTCTAGCTCTACTAATTCACTTTTATCTAAGCTTAATTTATTCATATTTTCTTGAAACATTTGCGCCAATTTTAAATTATTGGTTTTCATTTTAGTTTTAATATAAGGTTGTCTATTATAACTACTCAAGTCTTCATCTTCTTCATCCAAGTCTTCGTCTTCCAAATCTTCGTCGTCTAAGTCTTCATCGTCTAAGTCTTCGTCGTCTAAGTCTTCGTCGTCCAAGTCTTCGTCGTCCAAGTCTTCGTCTGTGTCTTCTTCTTCCTTTTTACCAGCTCCTTCATCCATTTCTTCGTCTTCTGATTCCTCGTCTTCGTCTTCTGATTCCTCGTCTTCGTCTTCTGATTCCTCGTCTTCGTCTTCTGATTCTGCCTCTTCTATTGGCTCTGGCTCTTCTATTGGCTCTGCCTCTTCTATTGGCTCTGCCTCTGGCTCTTCTATTGGTTCTGGCTGTTCTATTGGCTCTGCCTCTTCTATTGGTTCTGCCTTTTCCATTGGTTCTATTGGCTCTTCTATTGGTTCTTCCATTGGTTCTATTGATTCTTCTTCTTGTAAATCATTAATAACGTCTTTATTAGGTTCTGCTTCTTCAGAAACATTCATATTATATATATAATCTATATGTTTTTAATAATTTATTTAAATCATTTATTATATTTGTTTTTTCATAGTTATAATCTCTAATATAACTATGTACGTCATCAATAGGAACCCACTTTATTTCGCTAATTTCGTAAATTTGAAAGTTAGCTAATGGAATAGTATTATTACTAATAATACCAATAAAATATTTGTGTTTATAGGATTTATAATTTGATCCTGTAAAAATTTCTTCAAATGGAACAATATTATTAAAAATTTCAATATCACTTTTTTTATATCCTGTTTCTTCTTCAAATTCTCGTAGTCCACACACAATATCTTTTTCGTGATAATTGCGGCGGCCTTTTGGAAATCCCCATTCAGGTTCGCTATACTTTTTATCACATAAATCTACCAAATCTTTTAAATTGTAACTTTCTAAAATATTTGTAAAGCCAAATTTTAATTTGTTGAATTTTATTTTTGACAACTTTTCTTCATTTCTGTATAAATTATTTGTATTATAATTCCATAAATAACTCCATATTGTGTCAAAATCATTGTCTAGCAAATAACTTCTCTCATTTATGCTCATATTATTTAATAAATTTAAAATATAATTTTTGTCTTCCATAATATATTTACCTCTCATAAAATCTATAAAGGCCAAGCTGTCTTTTCGCTTTATTATTAATAGTTCAATAACATTTTCAATAACTTGTAAATCAAGATTAAACTTTTTAACTATTCGTAACGGAATAATTCCAATACTTGTTATAGGAACACGACAATTATGAAATAAATGTCCCAATTTGCCACAGTTGTTGCAAAATACTTGCTTCTTAATATTCATAATTAACGTAAATAGTAAGTTAATCTATTAACGTGTTATTGTTTTATATTTATTTAAAATACACATTTAATGGGTTTTATGGTAAAAACACGCAATAGTTTTATTAATGTTATTTATAAGTTATGTCAAATAATAATATGTCAAATAATAATGTATTAAATCCAATAATATGGGGACCACATTATTGGTTTGTTTTATATACAATTGCCTTAAGCTATCCTAATAATAGCAATGATTCAACCAAAAAGAAATATTATGATTTTATAACAAATTTACCGTTGTTTTTACCAATTAGTGACATTGGTAATGTATTTAGTAAATTTTTAGATGCTTATCCTGTTACACCATATTTAGACTCTCGTGAGTCATTTGTAAAATGGGTGCATTTTATACATAATAAAATAAATATTTATTTAGGAAAACCAGAAATAACTTATTATGACGCAATGAATAAATATTATGAAAACTATAAAATTAAGGAGCTAAAAAAATATGAAGAAAGCAGAAATAAGCAAAAATACATTTTTGGGAGCTTAGTCGTGGTGTTAGTATTAGTAATAATTGGACTCACTATTAACTTTAAATAATAGTTTTTTTATCATAAATTTTTTATCATAAATTTTTCATCATAAATTTTTAACATATAATTATATTAATATATTTATTATATTTACTATAATTAATATATTAATATAATTATTAATAATAAATATGAAATTTGAATTGCTCATATTAACTATAACGGGTTTTGTATTGCTTAATACATACTTTGAAGGTAAATTACTAGCTAAACTTAAAAATTATGAAAAATATTATAAAATGGGACTAATCGCTTTTGTTGGACTATGTATATATTTATTTATAAAGAAAAATCCCACAAACTATAAAGATTTTGTAGTTAATACAAATGGTTACATTAAATATTTACCAATAGATAGAAACACAGCTAGTATTATAACTCCAATTATTGATTTTACATCTAAATCAATAAGTAATGAATTAAATAACAATTATAATTTTAGTGCTGGAACAAACTATAGAGAGTCTCAACATTTACAAAAGTCAATAAATGCGAATTATAATAATATGACAAAGCAGCAACAAAAAATATTACAATCTGGCAATAATTCAACAAAAAGAAGTGTAAGTGAAACCAAAAAGAAGTTTGTAGCGGCTTCACAAAATTGGCATTGTAAAAGTTGCCAAAAACAGTTGCCTGCATGGTTTGAAGTAGACCATGTTATGAAACTAGAATATGGAGGATCTAATGCTATTGACAATTTAGTAGCTTTGTGCAGAGATTGTCATGGAAAAAAAACAGCATATGAAAATTTGTAACAGTGGTTATGCAAACTTTATGTAACAAATTTATAACAGTGAATAATATAAATTAATAAATTTATATTATTAATATTATCTAATAATGACACAATTATTAAAAACAAGTTTTAATAAAATTAGTGAATATTCAGATAAAACAGTAAATTTCTTAAAAAATAGTATAAGCATTTCAACAGATGTGTTAATTAATGGAATAAAATTCAAAAAAACAGACTCTGTCGACTATGAATATTTTTACTATAGATACATTAACGGGTTAGTCATTTTACTAGTATTTGGTCTAGTATATTATTTAAATAGTTATTACAATACATTTGGAATAAAAAATACACCTTATGAAATATTAGGAGCAATAGTATTGTTAGGCGTTGGAGTCCTTTATTTTCTGTTTCTAGTATTTAGAAATAATAATAATAATAAGATTAATCCAAATGAGAGACTTGCAATAGTTAGGGATAACGGTGATAAGGAGTTAACTTCATCAGGTTACGATGCTATTAGTTATAATATAGATAATACAAAAATTCAAACCACATATTTAAAACCATTAAGAATTTTATTCTTGTATATTGGG